AAAAAAAAAAAAAAAAAAAAAAAAAAAATATAAAAAAAATATAAAAATAAAAAAAATATAAAAATAAAAATTAAAAATATTAAAAATATTTCTTTTTTTTCTGTGTATGATTATTTTTTCCACCAATTATTTTTGTTTCTAAAGTTGGGAGACTTTCTTTATTTTTAATAGGAGGAGTTTCTGTATTTTTAATAGGAGGAGTTTCTGTATTTTTAATAGGAAGAGTTTCTTTATTTTTAGCAGTTGTTGCTTGTTTTGATTTTTGTAGGTTTAAAAGTTTACTATACAGAAAGGTTTCTGGAATATCTAATTTACTATAAAATAAGTCATAAAAAGCTTTATCTAATAGTTTAGCTCTATCTAAACATACTTCACCAATTAATCGTTTTTGTAAACTTGGTTTATTGCCCTTTTCATCTGGTTTGTAACATAAAAATATAATAGAAATATAATATATATTTCTTTTTATTCTCTTATCTTTCGATCCAAGTTGATAAATAGTGAATTTATTAGTATTAAAAGGCTCGACTTTATCTATTTGTAATATTTCAAGTTTTTTAAAAAAATTCTTTCTTATTTTTTCTTTTTTAAAATTATCATATGTAATAATTTTATTTTGAATAATACTATAACATTTTAATGTATCACTATCACTATCACTATCACCAGTATTACCAGTAGGAGCTTTAATAGTACCAGTTATTAATGTATCATAAATAAAGTAACTATTATTATTGGTTATAATTTCTTTACCGTTGTATAGCTTTAGTATATCTTTCAAAAAATATATTATATTTAAATGAATATTTTTTTTTTGATTGTTATCATCTTTATCATCTGCATCATCTGCATCATCTTTTTTAAAATCTATAGATAATAATGTATTGAATTCATTTAAAGCTGTTTCATTAAAAAATATTTCTTCTTTACTCTTTATAATTTTTTGTATTTTTATTGTATTTAATAGTTTATTTATTTTAGAGAAATTAGATTTATAATCAATGCTATCGTAAATATATATTGAATTGTATTTTTTTAAATCTTGATTTTTAAAGAAATTCTTTGGTTCAAATTCTATTGTTTTTAAATGATTTGTTTTGTCTAAAATTTCTAAATCATCTATTACATAATTAAATTTTAATATAGGATTTTGATTAATATAATTTATATCACATCTAAATTTAAATATTACATTATAATAATCACCTGTTTTAATCTTATCTAGCTTAAAGGGATTATATTGTTCCATTGTAAGATTTTTAATATAGAATTTTTTTTTGATGTTATTTGTATCACTATCTTCACATTCAAGAATTGTAGTATCCAATAAATAAATTTTTTTTATAATATATAAAATGTTGTGAAATAATAATACATTCTGCTCTTCACTTTCGGCTAATGTGTCAATATTTGTTTTATCCGGATATATATATTTAATATTTTCTTTTATTATTTGCTTTATCATTTCTGGTGTATTGAGTAAGTTAGGGCGATACCCAAAACTTGATTGTTGATTACTCCGCGATGCTGCTGATATATTATTTTGTATAGTTTCAAAAATATAATCAATATATTTATCATCCAAAAAATATTGGTATGTTTCAAGTTGATTAAGATTAATTTTTGTATCTGGGTCCGAATAATTTTTTAACATAATTTTACTTAAAGCAGTTCTAAAGTCGTCTGCCTCACTACCGCTACTATTATCATATTTTGACTTTAAATAAGTCATTACATCTTTTTCGGTTAATATTTTATATGCACTCTCAAATTTATTAATAACATCTTGAATTTTAATACTAGTATCAGTAACACTAGTATCAGTAACACTAGTATATTTGTTTATAGTTAGCAGTACATCCTCTAGTTTTTTTATTTCTTGGTCTACTTCTCTTTCAGTTTCTTTTTTTTTTCCTAACATTTTTAACCTTGCTAAATGCTCTGAAGAAAATTGTATAATTAATTTTAAAATTTTCAGATCACTGGGAAATTGAAGAACATGAGTGGTAATAGGGGTATAAAACTCATCAACTATTCCTGTATCATATTTATTGTCAAAATTTTTGAATGTAAATTTTATTTTTTCTACTTTAGTCGATTTTATACTTTTTAATACATCATTATTGATATAATAGTTGTCTTTTATCATAAGAATATCTTTTTTTTTCTCACTACCTAGTGGTGGCTCATATTTACCGTTTTCGGCTGCAAAATTCTGTAATAAGATTTGGTCCATACTATTTATTGTAAATTCTTTTTCTTCCTCATCATTAGTAGTTAATTTTATGATTATTTTACATATATTTCTTCTTGTAGCCGCCATATTATATTTATAGTTATTAATTAATATATATTAATATTTATTAATTAAATTATTAATATATATTATTTGATTATTAATTAGTTACTAATATTGTTTACTAATATTGTTAAAAGCTTCTATTTTTTCTAATTTTTTGTAATTATCAATTTGACCACGAGCTTTATTTAATACTTCATATGCTTTATTAATTTCGTCATCGGAAATTATTTTGTCCTTATTTGTATCAATAATTGATGCTAATTTTTTATATTTCTCAGGTAATATATTATATTTTGATTTTTCATTAAATACGAAATTTGCTAAAATTATGAAAACAGCTGTTATAATAAAAGATATTATTAAGTCTTTAGTAGCAATAAAAGATATTGTAAAAATTAGAACCTCACGAGCTATATTTTTAAGTATCATTTCTTGTCCATTTGTTAATCTTAATTCAATATATCTTGAACCAATATTCATAAATATCATAAATATACCTAGTAAAACTTTACTAGTGCTTACATTTTGTAATATCTTAACAAAATCATATTTTTTAAAAAAATTATTAAATTTTTTATATTGATTATTCATAATATATTATAATAATAATATATTATTATAAAATATTATAATAGAATAATATATTAATTTAATTATTTGTGTATTATATGATTTTTTAAACAAGTAATTAATAACTTTATTTAGTAGATTTTACAAATAATATAATCTTATTTTTTTATAATAGTATAATATGTTTCAATTAAGCCCTGCTCTACTAGATTCTGAAAATAATAATTTAATAGAAACAAAATTAAATAAGAAACCATCATCTGGTTTAAATAAAACTTTAAAAAAGAAAAATGTGGACTTTGACGATACAAGCATAAAGAATAATGATGGTAATAAAAACAAAATTACAAGTTTAGGAAATCTAATGTCACAAATTCATAATAACAATGAGGAAGATGATTCTTATAATAATACAAGTTATCAATCTAATTTAATAGATGAATCTATCAGTGCTTCAATGACTGAAAGTTTAAATAATGAATTAGCTAAAATACAGAAAATGAGAGAATCAGGAAATAATTTACCCCAAAATAATTTCTTAAACAATGCAAACTATGCAAACAATACAAACAATACAAACAATACAAACAATACAAACAATGCAAACAATGGATTATATGACTTAGAAAAATCTAACATATTAGGAAATTTAAATTCAGCAAAAAATAACTTAGCTAATTATAATGAGAGTTATAATTATACAGGTTCTAATAATGACAATGCTATAAATTTTGACAATAATAAATTATTAAAGAAGCTAGATTATATAATACATTTACTAGAAGAACAACATAATGAAAAAACTAATCATATTACCGAAGAACTAATTTTATATTTATTTTTGGGATTATTTATATTATTTGTATTAGATTCATTTGCACGAGCAAGTAAGTATCATAGATAATTAAAATATTATGAACTTTTTTTAAGAATATATAAAAACTCATTATAATGCTCAATAATATCTAATGATTTTTTATCTTTTACAATAAATCCTTTTAATTTAGCAATAGTTAATATTTCATCGATTGTAGGCATATATAAGTTAATAATATTTTTACGAACACTATTTGTTTCAACATTTTGAAAAGTCTCTTTATAATATGAATATGGATTATTTAAATAGTCAATCTTAGCAATTTCATTACTCATATCATTAGTCGTATTACTTTCATCTGTTTCACTTTTTTCGTATACACATATATATTCTAAACTTGAATTGATTTTAATTAAATTTCTTGTAATAGCATTATTATGCTTCTCCGGATTATATAAGACAGTTTTATCATTTTTAGAAATAATAAAAGGTTTGAATTTGTCTCTATCTATAAGATGTATTATTAATAGCCCATCAGATGTTAATAATAATGAGCAATTATCAAAAAAGGTATCTTTATCTTTAATATGATAAATGGTTTTATTTAGACATATTATATGTGTAAATGAACTATAATCGAATAAATTATTATTGAGTATATCTCCTATTTTAAAATTACAATCAACATATTTAGATTTAGCTGTATCTATCATTGTTTTGGATTTATCAATACCAGTAACATCATATTTCATTTTATCTAATAAACTTACATGATATCCTGTTCCACATCCTACGTCTAAAAATTTAACAAATTTTTTATTTTTAGCATAAACTAAAATTATTTTTAATTGACCAACATCTCGGTCTTTATTTTCGTGAATATTATCATAATACTTAGAATAAAATAAATCGAAAACTTCGCTATCTATTTTGCTTTCAAACCTTTTTCCTTCTGTCATATCATCATAATTCTCATATATTAATGGTTTTCGATTCACTAAATGAACAAATATAATTATTAATAGTACTATAAATATTTTATGTAATAAAGGCAAGTTAGCAAAATTTTTATAGGCTTTATAAATAGACTTCATTATTAAATAATAATATATTATTATTAACTATTAATATAAAAATTTATTTATTAAAATTATTAATATAAAAATTTATGTATTAATAATTAAATTTTTATGTTTTTCATAAGTATTAAATACTATTAATACTTATGGAATCATCTTATATAAATGATGGTAGACAGTCATTTAAGAACATAACTTTCTCAAAGTTTCAAAAATCGAAAGCTCGACTTGAGTTAATAAAAAATTTATATGATGAAAAAATTGAAAATGCGTGTTATTGGAGTGCAGAATTTATATGTGCAGGACATTTTTTGGACTTATGGGATGTTATTTTATATTATTCATACAAATATATACATAGCGGCAATCCAAAATTAGCATTATATTTAAATATGCGTTATAACAATTTTGTAGCTATTTTAAAGAATGGCTACACTGACAATATTATAAAAATGAGGAATAATGAAAAAATCCGCAAATTATTTTGCGAGCTAATATGTGTTTTATGTTATTCACATAGAAAAAATGTTATTTGTGATGTAAATTTAGATAAAAATAATTCATTTGAACTATCTTCAATGAGTGAAAAATTTAAAGCTCCAAATGTAACTTATATAGATGTTATATTAAAATCTGATGACCCAAAAGAACTAATCATACCAATAAATGAAATGGTTTACAATTTAATAAGTAAAAATATTATTCAAGTTTGTTATTGGTATGAATGGCTAATAGAATATGAAAATATATGTATTAAAAAAAAGAGAAAATGTATTTGTGAAAATAGAACTTATGCCCCTCAAGGACATACACATGACTTAATATGGATTGTGTGGGATATACTATTTTATTATAGCGACCCATCAATAACAGACAAAAAATATAATATAAATAACAATAGTAGCACAAACACATTGAAACATAAAATAATAAAAAATCTCTTTGAATTATTCATAATTAAATATAATAATTGCGTTAAAAAAAAACGAAAATACATAGTTTATTTCGCATTTTCATTATTGATTGAAGAATTGAATTATTCAATAAATATAATTGAAAATCAAGAAGCAGTCCAAGTAATTGTTTCAAAAATAAACTCGGTTTATAAAGATATTAAAAAAAATGAGGAAACTCCAGCAACAGATTATTTATTTAATAATCTGAACAAAACAAATTTGGAAAAATCTATTGAGAAAATGGACATGTTTAATGACTTATGCTAATGCTAATGCTAATTAGATTAAGCTTTATAACTATAAACATGTAAAAAATAAGCTCGTGAACCTACATCTAACGGTTTCACAGGAACAATATGTTTAGAACTACCAATAAGACGTATAATCTTAGCACGGCTGATTTTTAAATCTCTATGCATAGTTTTAATCGAGAGATTTTTCCCATTATGCATTTTAAGATAATCTTCTACAACAGCACAAGTTAACATTTATATATTAGTGTATGTAAATAATACTATTTTAATCTTTAAATGAGTTTAAAATAATAATATAGAAAAACTCGTAAAAAAGTAATTAACTTCTATAATAAAACATAATTTTGTAGCCTTTTGTAAAGTTATAATGTTCGGGTTCATACTTAGGGTCTTCTTCAAATCCCCAATCTTTATCAGTATTTACCATTTGTTTCCACTTAAAAGGTGATAACTTTGATAAGCTACTGCCATCAAATTTATATTCTAGTCCATTAACTGTTAATACGCTAACAAAATGACTGTTTGCTTTAGGATCAAAGTGGTCTTTATTTGTTATAATTATAGAGTCTAATACATATTTGTAACTATTGGAATTAGACTGCCGGCTTGTTAAAGTAATTGAATTATTAAATTTTGTACCACTCTGAAAATCTTCTAATATAATAACATCAGGTATCACGTCTGAAGAGTTCTCTAAAAATGTAGTTTGAATTACTTGTTCAATAATAACTGAGTTAGTTATACTGTGTTTAAATAATTTTAATGTATTATATTTTAAATAGTTTAAAATTGTTTCATAATATGTAAGAGGATTTCCTGGGTCTTCAATATCTGGTATATCATATAGTTTGCTGCTATTATTTATTAATAAATCAGGATTTATAGAGTTAGTTGTTTTGTTTATAATTTTGTATATGTGATAAACAAAGTAATTTGTGTTTAATTTATCTGTTAACGAATTTATTTTATCAAATAGTATATTAGATCTTGAAGTTTGATTATATGAGGCTTCAATAAATAAATTTAATATAAAAAATATTTTTGCAAATTTTTCAGGTATCAAAGTTGAATCTATTTTTTTACCTGTAATCATTAATTCTCTGAAAAATCTGAAAAATTTCCTCCCTTTATCGCTAAAGAAAAATGTTACAAACATTGTATTAAACCAACAATTTGATAAAAATTGCACAGGCGGTATAAATCTTGATACATCCAAATGTTTAGATGCCTTTAGATTATGCAATAATAAAGATTGCACTTTTTTATCATTATAATTAAGACAACTATTATTTATGTTTATTTGTAATAAACTATCACATAATGTAATAGAGAATTTTGGTAGTGTTTTTAATGAATGAATTAATAATTTCTTATTTATTGAAGGAGCAAATGAGCGCTTCTTACTTAATAATTTAGGTAAAATAGTCCTATGTGTTTTAATACTTTTTTGCTGCGTTTTAATACTATAATTTTTAATATAGTTTGATATAGATTTATTTATAATGTCATTATTCATTTTTATACTTGCTACTTTGTTTTCATTAGGCTGTATATTTATTACAGGCTTTGTTTTTTTTGTGGGCTGTTTCTTTATTATAGGCTGTTTCTTTTTTGTAGGCTGTTTCTTTATTATAGGCTGTTTCTTTTTTATGGGCTGTTTCTTTATTACAGGCTGTTTCTTTTTTATGGGCTGTTTCTTTATTACAGGCTGTTTCTTTTTTGTAGGCTGTTTCTTTTTTGTAGGCTGTTTCTTTTTTGTAGGCTGTTTCTTTTTTGTAGGCTGTTTCTTTTTTGTAGGCTGTTTCTTTTTT